CGACAGAAATCATTTAAAGCACGCCATGCAAAGAACATTGCTAAGGGCAAAATGAGTGCAGCGTATTGGGCAGACAAGGTGAAGTGGTGAAAGGTAAAGCATTTTGGGACAAGAAGAATCCAAAAAAGACATCTACAAAACTTACTTCTGCACAGAAGGCTGCTGCCAAGGCTCGTGCAAAGGCTGCGGGTCGGAAGTATCCGAACCTAGTAGATAACGCAGCAGTGGCTCGCAAGGCTAAGAAGAAAGGCAAGTAATGGCAACAGGAGTAGCAGGAAGTACCCTTACGGGTGAACTTAACCGTCTAGCAAATGGCGGTACATATCCCGTTTATACAGTCTACGATGCACCACAAGGTGCTGCTAATGCATGGGCTGGTACAAATGGCTTAGGACTTATTGCTGCCCTTAATTACAAGGCTAGTTCTACTCGCCAGCCAAACAACTACAAGGGTTTAAACGCCATCTGCAATGAACTTGCTGGCACATCTGGATTATCAGCCGTGGCTGCATTAAGGAGCATTAACCTATGAGTACATTTGCACAACTGGCAGACCGTGTTGAGGCTGTATTGCATGGTTATACAGAAAACACAGAGCCTGCTACTTGGCTAGTAAGCAATGCCACTAGCACAGCCACAACCCTAAGTGTTTATGATGCTTCAGTCATTGGGCGTGGTTATGTACAGATTGATGATGAAATTGTATTCGTCAACTCTACAGACAATGTAGCCAATACATTAAGCCTTGCTCCATGGGGCAGAGCGCAGCGTGGTACAAGTGCTGCTGCTCATGACCAAAATACCAAAGTAACAATGGCACCTTTGTTCCCACGCCAAGAAATTAAGAACGCCATCAACGACACAATCAATGCTATGTACCCAAGCATCTTTGCTCTTGGTACCTATGACTTTGATTATGTAGCAGCACAGTATTCTTATCAGATTCCTGCTGCAGTACAAAATGTTTTATCTGTAACCTACTCAACAGTAGGTCCATCCAAAGAGTGGTTTCCTGCTCGTGCATGGCAACTAGATAGAGTTGCAGATTCAGATGCCTTTGCTACAACAAAGAGCCTATCTATTTATTCAGAGATTGTTCCTGGACAGACAGTACATGTGTCATACAGCAAGCGACCAACAACCCTTGTTAATGATAATGATGAATACGAAACAGTAACAGGCTTTCCATCTTACTCGGAAGATGTTGCCATCTATGGTGCAGCCTTCCGTATGATTTCGTTTTTGGACCCTTCACGCCTTGGTCCTCAGTCTGCAGCAGCAGACATCCTTGATGGCGTGCGCCCAACAGGTTCGGGGCAGAACGCAGCCAGATTCTTGTACAACATTTATCAGCAGCGTTTAAACGAAGTGGCGAATAACCAACGCCGTCAACATCCAATCCGTTCGCACTATCAAAGATAAGGTAGAAAATGGCAGCAGGCGACCCAGGCTCACCAGCGCGGTACTACTCCTCAACCGCAGTAGAAACCTCGCTCCAATCATCTATCCCCGCACAATCGCAGGGGCAGTCAAACACATCCTTCATTGTCGCATCCATTAGCGGATTCCCGACATCATTTCCATATACGCTGATTGTTGACCCAGATACCTCTAAAGAAGAAGTCTTAACTGTTACCTCTGGTAGTAGCACAACTCTTACGGTAACTCGTGGCTCCGACAATACACAGGCTGTAGCACACTCTGCTGGTGCAGTGGTTCGCCATGGTGTATCAGGTCGTGATTTCCGTGAGTCAGAAAACCATATTGCAGCCCGTGGCTATGACATTGACGAAGCAATCCTTGTTGCTGCTAATCAAACACATGTTCACGGTATTGCTACTGGTGATGGCGTTATTGTTGGTACAACCAAGGCTCAGACCCTTACCAATAAAGTTTACTCAAGCGGTACTGTAACTGGTGCATTTACTGCAACCAGCGCAACATTTACTGGCGGTACATTTACTTCAGCCACAGTAACAAGTTCAACAGTTACTTCATCTACGATTGTATCAAGCACACTGACTGGTTCTTTTACAGCCTCTGCTGCTACCTTCGTAAGCCCGACCATCTCTGGCTCTCCAGTTATTACTGGTTTGTCTAGTGCAGGGATGGTTGATACATCTGCTACGCCTAAAAATTATGTAGATAGCATCCTTGGTTCAGCAACTGCTGCTGCAACTTCAGCAGCCTCTGCTGCAGCCAGTGCGACTGCTGCTGCAACCTCGGCTTCTTCTGCTGCTGCAAGTGCTTTAGCATCCGCATCAAGTGCAACTGCTTCAGCGACCAGTGCATCGGCTGCTGCTACCTCAGCAACCTCTGCTGCTGCTTCAGCCACGGCTGCTGCTACCAGCGCTACAAGCGCTGCTGCAAGCGCCACTGCTGCAGCCACATCAGCCACAAGCGCTGCTGCTTCTGCTACTGCTGCTGCATCGTCTGCAACCACTGCTGCTGCTTCTGTTGCTGCCATTGCAGCCTATGCTGCTGCAGCAGCCACAAGTGAGGCTAACGCTTTAACAAGTGCTAACTCTGCTGCAACATCTGCTACAAGTGCAGCCAACTCTGCAACCGCAGCAGCAACAAGTGCAACTTCCGCAGCAGCAAGCGCAACAACTGCTGCTAACTCAGTCGCAACTATTGCAGCCTATGCTGCTGCTGCTGCCACATCAGAAGCCAATGCACTAACTAGCGCTAACTCAGCAGCAACCAGTGCAGCCTCTGCTGCAGCCTCAACATCGGCTGCTGCTGCTTCTGCCTCTGCTGCAGCGACAAGCGCTGCTTCTGCTGCAACTTCGGCATCTAGCGCTGCTACAACTTATGACGAGTTTGACGATAGATATTTAGGCGCTAAGTCAACACCGCCTACAGTAGATAATGATGGCAACCCACTACTAACTGGTGCGCTTTACTGGAACACAATCAGTAATGAGATGTTTGTTTGGAGTGGTACTGCATGGGGTGGTATCTCATCTACTGCTCAAATCTTCCGCTATCGCTACACAGCAGCAGGTGGAGAAACCTCTGAGTCAGGTCCAGATGATAATGGCGTAACACTGTCATACTTACCTGGTAAAGAGCAGGTATATCTAAACGGTGTATTGCTGGTTCGTAGCCAAGACTACACAGCAACTAACGGCACAAGTATTACAGGATTAAGCCCTGCGCTTGTATCTGGTGATGTGCTTGAGATTATTACCTTCACAGCATTTGATATTGCTACTGCTATACCTAACTCTTTGCTGGATGCAAAGGGAGATTTAATTGTTGCAAGCAGTGCCGATACCCCTGGCAAACTTTCAGTGGGTGCAGATAATTATGTCTTAACTGCTGACAGCACACAAGCCCTAGGACTTAAATGGTCTGCGGTTGATACACAATCTATTGAAGTAATGTCTATAATGGGAGCGTACTAATGACAAAAGCCCGTGTTAATGCCGACAACGCCTCGGCTGATATTCAAGGCGTAACCGCAGGTACAGGATTATCTGGCGGTGGTACTTCAGGAACAGTTACCCTGACAAATGATATGGCTACAACTATAGCAGCCAAGGGTGACTTAGTTGTTGGTACAGGTAACGATACTTATTCTGCTTTGACTGTTGGAGAACAAGGCGCAACAATCGTCGCGGATAGTTCCTCTAGTGTCGGTTTACGTTGGCAGCCAGCCATTGCAACCAATCCAATAATTAACGGCGGCTTTGATGTGTGGCAAAGAGGTACCTCGGTCGCTTACGGAACAGTTGGTGGATTTGGTGCAGATAGATGGATTGTTGTTCGAGGTGGTTGGGCAAGTGGAGCAACTATGTCTCGTCAGACTGGAACTGCGGGAATCCAATATGCCGCGAGAGTGCAAAGAGATTCTGGTAATACCAGCACAAACGGTATTTACATTGATTCTTGGGTAGAGACAGCAAACTCGGTATTCTTTCAAGGTAAGACCATTACGTTGTCTTTCTACGCTCGATGCGGAGCAAACTTTTCAGCCTCTGGAAGTGCTATGACTCTAAACTTTCTGACTGGTACTGGAACCGACCAGAACGGCACAACTACTGGCTACACAGGGTCGGTAACTGCAATTTCACAAACATCAACCTTGACGACATCTTGGCAAAGATTCTCGTATTCAACAACCCTAAACTCCAACATCAATGAGATGGGTGTTTCTATCGGTTATCTTCCAACTGGAACCGCTGGTGCTAATGATTGGTTCGAAATCACAGGTGTTCAGGTAGATGTTGGCTCGGTAGCCCTACCCTTCCGCAGAGCGGGCGGCACAATCCAAGGCGAGATTGCTCTTGCCCAACGTTATTATTACCGCATTAATGCAACAGCCTCAGCACCGTGGGCGGCGATGGCGTTCGGTTCGGCTGGTTCAACCACTTTAGCAACTTGTTATTTGCCAGTTAAATCTG